CTTTCTTTTTTTAACTACAATTCCGGACTTAAATTTCTTGAAAAGAAACAAAAGATAGAAGTCCGCCTTAAATATATCTTACATTAATTTAATATTATTAACTTTTATTAATAATAACATCAATTTAATCTTATAATTTATAATTATTTACTAAATTAATATCATATCCAAGCTGTTTAATTAAGCTTATATCTCTTTTGTCTAATGTCTTTTTATTAGTTAATGAGCAGAATGTCTTTGCTACTTCACAGCTTGGATATATCAATTCTTTGCCGTATACATTCTTAATTTCAACGTTTATTTGCATATAATCACCTAATGATTAATTGTTAATGAATACATTTTAATCTAGTTATTAACAAATGTCAATAACTATTTTATGTTTAGATGTTAATAATTCGGTATGGATTCAAATAAACTTTAGTCTTTATTTGATTGCATCACTTGACTATATATATAGTAGTCACATTGGATATAATACTAATCTTATATCTTTATTATATTCATATCAATATTAAATGAGTGCGCCCCCCCCCTATATATTTCCTATTAATCTCCAATCAATAGTTTAATCATATCAATAGTAATCTAATGATGAATGACCCCCCCCCAGGGGAGGTTTTCCAATCGGTTTTCTATATCTGCATTCCCACACAGACAATTTTGAGTTTTCCCTATACCCCTATTAGGGAAGTTGTGGTAAGATGTAGACAATATGGGGATTAAATAGATGTCACAACAAACTAAGTTTAGGACGGACTATCCTACTAGTTATATAAAGTCAGAGCTTTCTCCTACTGAATTAGATGATACTTTTCCTTTGCAAAATGATTTTGCAAGACGAGCTATGGATAAGGATAAGGAGACTTTGCATTGTTATGATGGGGATTGGAACTGTGAGAACTATGAGACTTTATCGGAATCTGAATTAACTGAAATTGCTGCTGAGACTAGAAGTATTGAGGATAGAAAGACTAGGTGCTTACCTTCTATGTTTCAGGACAAAGCTTATTGTGTGAGATTTCAAAAAGCTACTGTAATCAATCTTTACTACGAGTATGGTGGTAATTGGACAAAGGTAGTTAATGATAAAAGGGGTGTTGGTTTAAGAACCCTACAGACTTACTTTCAAGATGAGATTTTCAGAGCAAGAGTAGAAGCTCTTGACCCCATGCTTACCATGTCAGCTCGTGGGGTAGTTATTGAGATGTTTAGTAGTGCTCAAGATGAAAAGACTAGATTAGCTGCAGCTCTTAGGTGGCTTGAGTATGCTGACGGGGAGCATTGGGATAAAGGGATTAGGAAACAAATTGTTGCTAATAAAGGAGCTATTCAGAATACTTTACTTACTCAAGCTGTTACTGATAAGCAGTATTTGGATGTGTTGGTTAAAGATAGACTCAACGCTTTACCTGAAAAAGCCCGGCTTGCTATTAAGCAAGCGATAAATGAACTAGAGGATAATATTCCAATTGACATTACTCCAGAGAAAGTGCCAGACTCTTCAAACCAAAGTTTACTAACTACTGTTGATGTTAATACTATAGATGACCCCTTCAAGGATTAATAATTATGTTTAATAAATTCACTCTTAATTCTGCTGATTTAGAAGCTGCTTTAGTTACTGATGCTTTTCTTAGTTCCCTTCCTCGTATGGGTGGAGCGATGTATCGAAACGGGGAGCAGGTAGTTATTGATGGGAAGTTTAAGAAACGCCATTATGCTAATGTCTCTGATTATGTGGTGAGAATTGCTAATTCGGTTCAGAAAAATGTTGGGGGAAAAGTTAGTTCGGTTATTGAGTATGATTATTTTGTAATGACTAATTCTACTTTTAGAAATTTATTTACCGAAATTCCTACAATTGATGAACCTCCAGTAAAAAACCCAAGACAAAGAAGACAAAAAATTATTGAAAAAAACTTAAGTGCTAAAACGGCAGAAGAACTTGAGATTGAAGATTTTCCTGAAGTAGATGTTCCTAAAGAAGAAAGTGCTGATGAGGATTTTGAAGAATAATTGTGGCAGAAGATACATTATCAGAAATAGAGAAGTATCATCACCATGTAGTTAATTCCCTTCATAATTGGTCGGACCCGGAAGTTAAGAACCATTGGAACCCACATACTTTTCAGCTTCAAGCATTAAAAGCTATTTTTGTTTCTGATTGTAAAAATGTTTTTATTCAGTGTGGAAGAAAGTGGGGAAAAACCGAAACTATTGTTTATGCTCTCTGGCGTTTTGCTCTTTTAAACCCTAACACTTCTAATTATTATTTGTGTCCCTTAATTAAGCAAGCCAAAGAAATTATCTGGGACGCAAGAGACACGAGAGGAAGGTATAGGTTGAAAGAGTTTGGGCCAAAAGAATTTATTTCTTATATTGATGAATCAGAACTTAGAATTGTTTTTAAGAATGGAAGTTTTATAAAAGTTGATGGCTCTGATAACTACAATGCTTGGGCCGGAATTTCTCCACACTTTTTAGTCTTAGATGAATACGCTGATTTTAATCCAAAGTTCTATCCGGTTATGGACCCGAATCGTGCTACCTTTGATGCTCCTGTGGTAATTATCGGAACTCCACCAGAAGAAGAGTTTATAGATAAAGATACCCTTCATCCTTATGTAGAGCTTGCTCGTGACTTTCAAAAAGAAATGTTTTTAGGAGGTCAAGCTCTTTATTTAAAACGCCCTTCTTGGGATAATCCTAACCCGGTAATTCAAAAATTTCTTAAAAGAACAAGACAAAGCTTAGAACGTCGGGGTAAGATGCACGAGTGGTATCGAATGTATTGTGCTGAACTTGTTAGAAGTGGAGAGAATAAAGTATTCCCCCATTTTATCGCAAATCCCCAAATTCAAGGTTCTCAAGTTTATTACCAATCTGATATAATTAAGCATATGTATTTTTCTCAGGGTGCTTAATGCTTCATCCTCATTCTAAAAACTTTGAATGGTATGTAATGGCTGACCCCGGAACTTCCGGTTCTGCTTTTGCTGTGTTGTTTATCGCCTATGATAGATTCCTACCTAAAGCTTTTTTTGTTGATGAGCTTTATGAAACTAACCCTATTGAAACTACCACTCCTAAAATGGGAGCACGTATTATTGAGAAGTGTAAATTGTATCACCCCCATTTAAGGGACTGGAATGGATATTTCGATTCTGCTGCAGCTTGGTTTGGGGTTCATTTTCAAGAGAAATTTCAAAAAGATGGGTTGATATTTTCTCCTGTGGAAAAAAGCCCTGGAGAAAAAGAGGATGGACTGGATACTTTGATTTCCATGCTTGATAATAATGAGCTTGAAATATCCACTAACTGCCCGGCAACTATTTGGGAGTTTGATAATTATAAAAGAAAGGACGGGAAACTCACCAAAAAAAATGACCACCAACTAGATAATTCCCGTTATTTTGTAAAAAAATCTGGCATAATGAGCGGAAATCCATTAGACAGAGAAGATGCTAGTAAATATCGAACCCTCCACAAAAGAAAGCGGATGTTTTCAATTGAGGATGATTTGAATAAAACTAGTAAAAGTGATGTATTTGGTAAAATATTAAAACATTATGGAGAATAGTTTATGGGTTCAAAAAAGAAACCAAAGCCAAAACCGAAGCCAAAGGGCGGTAAAGGCTGCTAAAAATAAACCCTTATCCTAATTGGGGTTTTAATGTAGTATTTAATTACTAGGGGGCGTTTGCCCCCAATTATTTAAACTAAATTTTTAAGGAGGCTTTATGCCGATAGTAATGTTACCCGGAGATTCTACAGATACCCTTTTTACTGCCGGAGGAATTCAAGCTCAAAGTTCGCTCCAATCTAATACTTCATTTATTCTTCAAGGTTCCTATAATGGACAAGGAAGAATAAAAACCGTAGTTGGTGAAACTGGTGCACTCTCTGGTGCATCTGGTAGTATTACAGGATTAATTCCAGCAGGAAGTTTAGTGTTTGGTGTTATTTCTCGTGTTACTGTCTTAGCTGTTGGTCCTACTCAGTTCTTAATTGGATACTCAGGAGATACAAATGCTTGGGGAAATAATATTGCAGTTGCCGCAGGAACAACTACAACTTTTGCTGATTTTACTTCAGGAACAGCAAGCCCACTTTATTTTGCTTCCGCAACTGATGTCGTAATAACAAAAGTTACAACTGATTTTTCTGCCGGAAAAGTTAGATGTATGGTTATTTACATGGATGCTCAAGCACTACAAGGATAGCTATGAGAGAAAAGTTGGAACTTTTAAAACCATATTTAATAAAAGCTACGATTTATTCTTTTTTTATTTTTGGTTGGATGGGTTTAGCTTATCTTATTTTAAGTAGGGGTGGTGACAAGCTGCCCCTATCCCTTGCTTTAATTGCCTTAACTTTATCTTTTTTTAATTTCTTTTTTACTGCTTGTCTTTGGATTTTCTACCTTGCAAAACAATTCTCAACCCACTCAGTAAAGATGGTTGATATTGGGGAAATGATTGGAACTCAAGTTCCTACTGCTAAACAAAAACATGTTCCTTCGGAAAAAGTTGTTGGAAGTGATAAATGGGCAGAAAAAATTACCGGAGCTATGTTTGGTAAGGAAAAATTAAAAGACGATAGTTTGACATAATATGCCAGCAACAGAACCAACCATTGACCAGATTTTTATGTTCTCCGATTCCGGGGGAACTGCCGATGCTCTTGAAATAAAACCAGTTTATACAGACAAAAAACTAACTGACAAAAAAGATGATTGGAAAGCTATTAGAGATTGGGTAGATGAAACTATTGATTTCATGGTTGATTCTCAAAGAATGAGAACGGTTGTTCAGGTAAAAAATTTATCTCTTTGGCTCTCAATTCATTGGTCATCTCAAACAAGAACGGGAGATTTTTTATCTACTTCTAATGACGAAATAACAGTTGATTCTCATAAAATTACGATTAATAATATCTACGATATTGAAAGAAATAGGTATTCAAAAATTTCCAGAAATAACCCTCAAACTAGAGTTACTCCAAGAAGTTCTGATTACGGGGATTATGTCGGAGCAAGAATCGGAGACGCTGTTTTAAAATCCGCTAAAGAGCGAGTTGGACAACGTAGGAAAGTAAATTGTTTATTAAGAGAAAGTTTTATTTTTGGAGAAAGTTGGGTAAAAACTTTTTGGAATAAAGAAAAAGGAATGGTTGACCCTCGGTGGGAAACTTGTCTTAAAAAACTTCGTAAAGGGGAAGAATCAAGAGAATTTGAAATTGATGGAGAAACTATTTTAGTAGAACGAGATAATCCAATTTTTATTGGAGACCATGACTTAGATACAAAACTTCCTTGGAACCTTTGGGTTGACCCGAAACAAAAACCCGAAATGGTGGAGTGGATTATTGAGGAAGAATATATCCACATTGATACTGCTAAAATGATGTGGCCTAAAAAGGCAAATAAGCTGGAGGCAAATAAAGATGGTTACAGAGTTTTTAATGCCAATACTTTATTTATTGATAATTATAAAAATCACGTTCGAGTAAGAACTTGCCATATTCGTTCCGGAAAATTTGTTCAAGAAGCAATGAAGTTTGTTTGTGCTGAAGGGGTAATGCTAGAACCTCCAAAGGCAAGTGAAGTTCCAATGTGTCCTGAGTCAGAATGGGGCGATTTACCATTTGAAAGATTAACTGATATTGATGTTCCTGGAAGACTTCATGGATATTCTACGATTCAGATTTTATCTAATCTTCAGCACACAGAAAATCAAATGCTTACTATGATTAAGCATTATTTGTTAATGCTTGGGCATCCTAAAATGTTAATCCCAAGAGATGCTAAAATTAACACTGATGAAATGAGTGATGGTAGTTTCTACATTGAATATTCTGGAGATAAACCTCCGGGAATGTTAGTTCCAAATCCAGTTCCACCTCAAGTTGTTTCTTTTGCTGAATACGTTCGAGATAAAATGCAAAAACTTGGAGACCTTCATGATGTCTCTAGTGGAGAGCTTCCATCAGGGGTAAAAGCTGCCAGAGCCATTCGTTTACTTCAAGAACTTGAAGACCTTCGAGCAACAAGTAATTTTACAAAATACAATGATATTTACTTAGCTCTTGACCGTAAGATTTTACTTCAGACTACCAATTACAGAGACTCAGATAATAGACTTGTATTTTTACTTGGAAAAGGAAATGAGTTCTTAGTTAAGGATTTTAAAGCTTCTGAATTATCAAAAAATTGCCAAGTAATTTTAGAAATTATTGGTATGCTTCCACAGCAACCTTCAGCTCGTGTGGAAGTGTTGTCTAATATGTATCAAATGACTCAAGGGCAATTATTTCCTAATGAAAAATGGGCTAAACTTTTTGGTTTTGAAGCGGAGCATGAGTTCTTGGATAACGCTACGGTAGCGGTAGTGAAAGCTCAAAGAGAAAATGATTTATTTATAGAAAATAAAAAAGTTGATTCTCCAGTTCCTTTTGAAAATCATTTAGTAGAAATTAAGGAACATGCGATTTTAATTCAGTCTGCAAATTTCAGAATACTTCCCGAAAAAGCTCAAGAAAGAATACTTGCTCACGTAATGACCCATGAGCTTTTGGTTTATCTTCACATGCAAGTAAATCCTTCTTATCAACAGCAAGTTTTAATGACTTGTCCTTGGTATCCTCTTGTGTTTAAACTCCCCAAAGATACTACGGCTCAAATGGGACAATCCCAACAAGGAAACCCACAACAGCCGAATAATAACAAACCTGCTCCAGCTCAAAGTGCTGATAGCGAAGGTTAAACTAAGAAGGTGCTACGATGGCAGAACAAAACGGTGCGGCTCCTGCTGCAAAATCCACAACTACAAAAGCTCCAGCTTCTAATTCTGAATTATCAGGAATAGATTTATTTAAAACTTCTGCTCCCGATACCGGAAGTATTGAAGGAGTTACTTCAAACGATGAATTAGAAATGGATTTATTTGGAGGCGAAGTTGGAGACGATGGTATCCCGGACTTGGAAGAAGGCTCTGATGAGGAAGTTGGTGAAGAAGATGAGAGCAAAAAAGATACTGAAGATGATGTTGATTCTGAAGCTAAAGTAAAAGAAGAGGAAGAAAAAAAAGCTCAAGCTCTTAGTTCTGCAAAAAAAGTAAAAGTAAAAGTTGGAGATAAGGAGTTTGATTTATCTTTGGATGCTGAAATTCCTGTAAAAGTTAATGGGGAAATGAAGTCAGCAAAGATTTCTGAACTTCAAGCTGCGTTTAGTTCTAAGTCAGCTATGGCTGAAGAGGTTAGGGGACTAAAAGAACAAAAAGTTAAATTTGATGTAGAAAAATCAAAACTTGCTACTGAGATTGAAGACAGAGAAATTGATATTGCTGATAAAGAAGAAGATTTTGGTTATTTATCTCAGGCTGTAAAAAAGGGAGATGTTGAAACTGCTATCACAACTGCTGCTGTTATGGCTGGAGTAAATCCTGCTGATTTTTGGGACCAGATAGATGAAATCATGGGTGCTCATTATATTCAAGTTGCAAAACTTACTCCATCAGAAAGGAAGAATTTACAACTCGATAGAAGAAATAAGCTAAGAGATTTACACGAAGGATATAAATCTGAAAAAAATGCTAAAAGAGGTGCGGTTAATGATTTTAGAAATTTTAAAAAAGTTATTACCGAAAAAGCCGGAGTTACTAACGATGAGGTTCATGCTGCTTGGCTTACCCTAGAAAAAAGAGCACGAGATGGAGAGCTAACCGAGGCTCAGATTGCTAGTATTAAAAAGCTAAACGAGAAGGGGAAATATCAGGTAGCCGTAGCTGAAGCTCTTGCTCACAAGCAACAATCCCGCATAAAAGAAGTTATTAATACTAGGTTTTCTCATCTTCAAAGCTCCACAAGTAAGATAATTGCCGAAATTGAGGATAATATCCCAGGTGAGAAAATTATAAAGATGACAAACAAACAGCTTGAAGAAATTATCAACTCTACCTATAATGGGAATAAGGGAAGTCAAAGTAAGTCGGATGCGACAATCTCCAAAGCTAACAAACTAAGCGATAAGGCCACGCCCCGTCATGTTGTTAAGCTAGAGACCGCCCCCACCGATGAAGATGACTTCAATGTTGATAGTGTTTATGAACAAGAAACTTCTAAGTCTGCTTCGCAAGTTTGGGGTGCGGCATTTTCAAAGAATCTCGGATAGCTCCAAATAGTTGTTGAGGTAGTCTTCGAAGCTTAAATTTGGAGAATTACTCTAATGGCAGAGTTAAATCTGGTCAATGCCAGTAAAGCATTGAAAAGACAGTATGGTCCGGGGGCAATTAATACCTATGATATTTCTACTCCCGTTTTATCGCAAATCAAAAAATCTTTTAACTTAGCTGGAGAAAGATTTGAAGATTATATTCCATTATCTCAAGGTGGTGGTAGAGGAACAACCGGAAACGGAACTGTCCCTACTTCTAACGTATGGAAAATGGATAAGGCATATTTTGATTCAGTTGAAAATATGTCTTCAGTTAAGCTTAGAAGAAGCTTAATTTATGCAACAAAAGGTGAAGGTGCTTGGATTGATGCACAAGCTGAGTCCGTAAAGCGTGGGGTTATTTTATTTAGAAATAACACTGAACGTCAAATTATGGGTTCTGGCGATGGTAAACTTGGAACAATCAAGGCTGGTGGAACAATTACCGATAACGGTGGTGGTTCTTATACATTTCCTCTTGATGTAACTACTTTCATCGAAGCTAATTTTGAAGAAGGCGATTTAGTAAATATCGAAACAGGGAACTTAGACCAGTTTGAGATTACTGAATTAGACCCTGATGAAGAAAATGAATACGCAGCTCCTACATTAACAGTTTTGAGAAAAACTGGTTCTCAAATTCCTGCCGCATCTGATGCTATTTTCATGCAAGGTTCTGAAAATAACGATATGCAAGGAATGAGAGGAATTCTTACTGCTGTATCTGGTTCGCTCTATGGTGTTCCGGTGCAAAGAAGGTGGAGAAGCTATTATGTTCCTTCTTATGGTTCAGGAATCAATGTTGATTTGATGGATAAGGTTATGCTTGGAGTGCATCGTAAATGCGGTGAAGCTCCGAACTTAATTATTACCTCTCATACTCAGTGGAGATTGTTGAAATCTACTCTTGAAGACCTAAAGAGATATGAAGCAACTACAATTACTCCAAGATTTAACCTTCCAAAAATGCAAAAAGATTTAATGAATCAAGCATTAAGTGGAAGACTTGGATTTAAAGCTATTGCTTACGATTCTCCTTTTGGTTCTGCTCCTGTTGTGGTTTCTAGGTTTTGTAGAAAAGACGAAATGTTTTTCGTTAATTCAGAACAAATGGAAATCAAGCACATGAGAGGTTTCGGCTGGCACGATGAAGACGGAACTGTCTTCTTAAGAGAAGCCGGAAAAACTAACTACGAAGCTCGTTATGGTGGGGACATGGAATTTTGGATGCCTCCTACATTTCATGGTTACGTAGATGGTTTAACTGCTGATGTATAGTTGTTAATTTAAATTGGACTGAGGGAGGTCTAGCCCACCTCTCTCTTTTTATAAGGATAAAATTTATGGCACTTCGAGGACTTAATTCACCTATTAAATCACCACAACTTAAAATTTCCGCAATTCCATATAGGGTAGTTATTACAACTGGAACTCCTTCTATCTCTGGACAGCAAGGAGCTGAAAGTTTAACTCTTACTGATAATGGAACTGGGGATATTACTCTTACTCTTAGAAATCCAGCAAAAAGAATAATTATTTCTGGAGCTCCGATTTCTGAGACTGCAGATTTAAAAGCAACTGCTGGAGCTACTCCAACTGCTGCTGCTGTTAGATTTTTGTTTACTAACAATAGCGGAACTGCTGTTGACCCTGCAGCTTTTAGTGGAGTTTTATTTGTATCGGATGATATTACACTGAGGGCTTAACATGGGATATAAACAATTAGCACCGGAACATTTTTCGTTTGCTTATTCCGCTATTCTTTCAACATTTGCGCTTTCTTATGCTGCAAGTGGATATTACGAAATGATTAACGGTCAAGTTCATGGAATTGTTTTGGATAATGATACTGACCAAGACGTTATTGTAACTCTTGATTATATTGTTTCAGCTCCCACTACATCTAAACTTTTTTACACAATTGCTCCTACTAAAAAGTTGGAAGTTAATTTTCATCAACACAATAAGCTTCTTAAGAAAGCAATTATTTGTGCAAAATACAATGCTGTAGAGCCGACAATGGGAGCTTTAAGAGGATTGCTTATTGCTTAGGTATGGAACTGTGGAACAGAAAAAAGAGGGAAGATTAGAAGAGGCGGTAATTTTAATAAGAGGAACGCATGATATGATTAAAGATGCTTCTATGAAGGTTGATTTAACTCACTCTTTAATGGAAAGTGTTGTTTCTTTATTGGAAAAAAAGATAGATTATTTAATTCATAATATAGTTCTAAATTCTTCTTCTGATAAAGTTCCTCTTTCTGTTTTTAAATGGATTGTGATTTTTCTTTTAGTTTTTAATTTTGCTTTGATTTTTGGAGTAGAAGGAGCAAGAAAGATTTTTAACTCTAATAACCTAACTGGTATATCGGAAAATAAATGATATGGGATTTGGTGATTGGATAAATTCAACTTTTGGGGACTCTAATGGCAAAGGTGGTGTTGGAAACATCCTTGGTGGACTTTCTACTGCAGCCCAAATTTATCAGAATTATAGTCAGGGTAAAAAAAATGACCAAGTTAATTCCAATGCTAACGCTCTTGCTCAAGCAAAGCTCGATGAAGATAGAAGGCAATTTGATTTAACTTTTGGATTAAAAAAAGATGAGCTTGCTCTAGCTGGAGAAGGAGCAGGTGCCGGAAGTGCGGATGCTTTAAAAATTGCTAAATCAAATGCTATAGCTGGAGCGTATCGTTCTATGATAGATGCTGTGCAGAACGGAAGAAATGGCGAAGCTGCTATTCTTTCAAAACTCATAGACCAGTTTAGAGCAGTTAATAGTCAAGCTTAAGGAGAATTATGGATACAGAAAAAATTAAAAAATTAGCTGATAAACTTTCAGAAATGGGAGACAAGGAAAATTCCGATTTTCTTTTAACTCTTTGTAATGATGCTTCCACAGTTGATACCGGAAAAACGGAAGGATTATCTGATAGTGAAATGAAAATACTAACTAGTAAATTAAAACAAGCTGCTAAAGATGAAGATGATTAATTATGGCTTTAAGATATAATGGCATACTTATTGATGCAGCAAGGGAAGATACCGGGGAAACTGATTATTCAGCAACCAATGGTATTACTCAGAATTCTGCTGTAGAGAAGTTAAGAGAAGCCGTTATTCATTGCCAACAAAATATCTTCGATGTTGCTCCGCATGTTTTTGATGTTTTAACAGAAATTAGTGGAGTAGCTAATCAAAACTCCTATGACCTTCCGGAAAATACCTATATTGGTGCTTCTTTAATTGCTTTTGAGTATTCCAAAGACGGAACTGCAGAAAAATATTACCCTTTAGAATTAAAAGATTATATCTACAGAGCTAACAAAGCTGATTCTGAGCCAAGATGTTTTATTCCTTATGGTGAGCGTTCTGTATTGGTTGACCCATTTCCTGATACTTCGAATGGAAAATTTAGGGCAACTCATGGTGCTTATTTAGATGCTCCTGATATTCGAAGAGGAAAAATTGCTACTGTTAATTCTGCTGGTGCAAGTTACACGACGTTAGTTCTTGAAGATGATACAAATTTAGATGAAACAAAAATAGCTACTGATGAGTATCTTTGCGTAAGCGATAAGGACGGAACGGTAGTTTTTTATAACGCAAATTACTCTTACGATACTGGAACAAAAACTCTTACCTTAACCGGAGCTTTAGTTGCTGATGGTGATATTGATGTTGGAGATTATATTACTATTGGAAGATATACCACTACTCATATAAAACTTCATAAACACGCAGAACCAGTAGTGTTGTCTTATCTAAGAAGAGCTTTTTATCTTAGAAAATCAAGTGCTGATGCTGATGCTGAAATGACAAACCTAAAGAGTTTTACTAACGAAATGGTTAATGCCTACTTTAAGCGAAACAGGATGCAAAAGAAGGTTCCATATATAGGAAAATTTGAAAATGTTTAAAAAAATCATATCCTCTTTATTTTTTCTTTTATTTTTAGTAACAAATTCTGTTGCTGATGAAACTATTAGTTCAGGACTTACTCTTACTATTCCTTCGGCTGGCCAGCTTAATTGGTCAACAAGTTTTAAGAATAATTTTGCAACTCCAATTTCAGGCCACGACCATACCGGAGGTGGAAAAGGAGTTAATATTGGAACAAATGCGATAAGTTCTAATGCTGTAACTGATACTAAAATAAGACTAAGTAATAATAGTTATCTAAGAGGAAGAAATGCAGCAAATAATGCTGATTTAAATATTTGTAAAGTTGATGGTTCTAATAAAATAATTTTTGATGTTAGTAATGTTGATGCAACTACAAGAACTTCTCTTGGATTAGCAATTGGAACTGATGTTCAGGCTTATGATGCTGAATTGGCTGCTCTAGCTGGATTAACTTCTGCTGCTGATAAACTTCCGTATTTTACTGGTTCCGGAACTGCTGCTGTAACTTCATTTACTTCTGCAGGAAGAGCATTAGTTGATGATGCCTCTGCTTCTGCCCAAAGAACTACATTGGGAGTAGGCACTGGAGATACTCCAACATTTACTGGAATTGGTATTTCTGGTTCTGATATTTTACAAACCACTTCTGATGGTTCAGATAATGGATATATTCAGGTAGGTCATGGCGACGCAAGTCGTGGAGCTTATGATATTTGGTATGGCAATGAAAATGCCAGCACTGGCTCAAGAATTATAGCAACTGGGAATGTTAGCGGAGCTAATATTAGTTTTGCTCCTGGTGGTTCTGCCTCTTGGAATGTTCTTTATTCAGGGGGGCATCTTTCTCCTCAAACAGATAACACTTACGATATAGGTTCTGCAACCAAACAAGTTAGAAATATTTATTTACCAGTCACAGCTCATAGCCCTACCATTACAGGTAATGGGGCAATGACGGTAACGGCAACAATAAGACAAGGACAGTATCAAAAAATAGGGAAAGTAATCCACTTTGAATATGTAGTTACTTTTACAATTGGTGGAACTCCGGATGTTTATATTCAAATACCTACCGTATCTGCAGGAATAGCTGATTCTATTTATAAAGGGATGCCTACTGGATATTGCACCGATGGGGATGGAGTAGTAAAAACTTGTTTCTGGAATTACGATGGAACGAATATTAGAATTTTTAAAAGTGGTGGTTCTAATTGGACTGCTGGTTCTAGCGGAATTTTTAGTGTTCAAGGTTGGTATGTTATTACTTAAAAATGAGAATTAATGGCACAGATATTACCTTCTGGAGAATTTGGTGGATTAGATTTAATCACAGACGATGTGAACGCTTCTCCAGTTCGTGCTCGTTCTGCTCTTAATGTTCAGAAAAAAAGAAGTTCATCTTTAAGAAGAAGACAAGGCTATAAAGCTAATTCCCTAAATTCTGGAAATGTTGGTGGTTTTGGAACTTGTCTTTATAAAAAAAGAGATAGGGTTTCTACTGGAGCAGTTACTAAGGAAAGATTAGTAATTGGAGCTAGACTTTATAAGCAAACAAAATACACATTAACTGTTACTTATTCTGGAAGTGGAATTCCTGTGATGGAGTGTTTAATTAATCCTACAACTTTAGTTTGGGAATTTCATCTATTTGTTGATGGTGTGTCGGTATTAGATGAAGATTTAGGAATTGGGTTTGATGAAGCAAGTCCTGTTTTAATCTCAGATTTACTTGTTGCGATTAATGCTGTTACTGATTTTTCTGCTACAACTACCGGAGGCAACTCTGCTCCTGCTGCATTTTTGCCTGTTGTGGTTCCAACTCAAATTGATGGAAGTTTTGATATTGATTTTTATGATGCAAGTGAAGTTAATCACCCAACTTCTGCAGCTAATCCTTTTGCTGGAGCATATACCAATAGAAACTCAGATGAGTTTGAAAATGTCTCAACTATTCAAATGAATGATGTGATTTATTTTGGTAGCAAATGGGATGAGAGAAAAAAGTATGATGGAGTAGATTGCTATAGGGCCGGGATGCCTCAAGGGGTTTTGCCAACTGGTGTTGGAGCTGGTTCTGGAACCTTACTTGCTGGAACTTATAAATATGCAATAATTTATACTCAAAAAGATGCTCTTGGAAATATTATTGAAGGAATAGAATCTACTACTGCAACTGTTACAACTGGTGGTGTTGAGAATATAAATTTAACAGTTACCAATATTTTAGCTGCAACTGGATTTAATACCGATTGTGCTATCGTAGCTGGTGCTCAAGTAGGAGTAACTACAATTACGGTTGATGATGGAAGTGGTGGAGCACATACTATGAAGGTAGGTCAAACTGCTTATTTCTATGATGGAGCTAGTGCAGCTTATGTAGAAAGATTAATTACCGCTAAAAATGCCACAACAATAACTATTGCTGGAGCTGTGGTAAATGTTTCTGATAATGCAGTAATTTCTAATAACTTAAAAATTCAGATTTTAAGAAGTGTAGCTAGTGGAACTATTTTAAAATATCACACCGCAGCAATTCCTAATAATTCTTTTACTGCAACTCAAGTTTACAATGATGGATTAGCTGATGGAAGTTTAGGAGATGATTTTGATTCTCCATCGTTAGACGGATTAGAGCATGGCCTTCCGCCAAAAGGAGGATACTTAGCAGTATTTGATAAAGCACTAGTTTCTGCTGGAGAGATTGCACTACCTGATACTTTTAAATGGTCTATTAATGGTAATCCTGAATATTATCCGAGCACTTATTCTGATTATGTTCCGGGTTCTACCAATTCATCAATTACCGGACTTGCTAGTGGAGATAGGTTTTTTTGGTTACACAAAGAAGATGAATCTTTTTTAATTACCGGAAATTTATTTACAGCTCAGTATTCTGTTACCCAAAAAGGAGATAAGGTAGGTTCCGTTGCTCATGCTTCCATTGCTCGTTCGGATAGAAGAAATGTGTGGTTATCTAATGGTGCTGTTTTTGAATCAATTGATGGTTCAGTTCCAGAAAGAATCTCAGATGATATTTCTCCGTTTTTTGATAATTCAGGAAGAAGTGTGGATGCTGCTTTGCAGTTTAAAAGAGCCGTTGGTGTGATTGATAAAAAACAAGAATACTACATTCTTTTTATTCCTGCTGAATCCGATAATGGTGGGGATGTTTATGCCAATTCTAATTCTAAAATAATGGCTTTTGATTTAAGAAGGAAAGAATGGTGGCCTTGGGATAATATGAACATGGCCGGAGGTGCTTTTATTGATGAAGAAGATTTTGTTTGGACAGAAAGAAGATTGTCTACTTTTACTTCAGATATAACTTATAAAGTTTTTCAAAGAATTTCTACAAATAGTATCTATGATTATGTTGACCATAATGCTGCAATTGTTTGGGAATATATTCCTAGTGGTTGGTATCACGAAGGGCAGCCGGATGTTAATAAGAAATATAATTACGTTTCCTTTCAAACTGCAGACCCGGATAAAAAACCAACTTATACTTTGAATTTCAAAACAGAAAGAGATTTAATTCCTTTTGCATACAGAACAGAACTTACTCATGTTTTTGGAGCTGTATCGGCTCAAGGGTGGGGTTATCAAGCTTGGGGATTATTTGCTTGGGGAAATCCTGTTAGCTCAGTTTTAACTCCAAGAAGATTAAAAGCTGAGGACTCTAAATCAATTAGGTTTTCTTTGTTTGCTTCTGGAATTTATGAGGAAGTTTTAATTTCTGGAATTAGCAGACACATAGAAGCTCCTTTTGCAATTGATATTAACGAAGCGAGGGCAAGTGGCTAAAGTAACCCCTTTTGATGTGAATGATTCTGGTGTTGCTGATTTAGGTCAGACCCAAAGAGAAGCTAGAAAAGCTTTTGAATCATTAACAAATATTTTACTTAATTTATCTTTTAGAGATAATTTTAAAAGTTTTTATTGGGAAGGAACAATTACTGCATCAAGCGAGAAAAAAATTAATCATAACTTAAGAAGGGTTCCATCGGGGCATTTAACTTTATTCTCAAAAGGTGGAGTAATTCAAACAGGAGATACTGATTGGAATACTGAATCTGTTTACATAAAAGAAACCTCCGGAGTTGATGCGATAGTTAGAGTTGTATTTTTTATATAGAAGAAAAACCAGTTTTCACGTAGGATTAGAGTATGGCTGATGCAAAATATAAACATAACGATAAAATTACCGACATAGAAGGTCAAGTATGGCGTAGGACTCAAGGTGGCAATTGGAGAGGTGAGGGTGGAAAACAGGGTGGAAAGCTTTATTCCGGTAAGGGAGACCCCCAAATTAAAGCAACAGATACTACCACAACTCCATCAGACCCTACCTATCAACCATACTTAACTGCGATTGACAAACTTGCCGGCAAAGATTCTGAACTAAAACAGGGATTGCTTGGTGGCTTAGACCTCGGCAAAGCCATGTATGGCGAGGGTTCTTTGGGAAGAAGCGACGAAACCGTTTCTCCTGAATTAACCGATATTCAAAATACTCTTAAAGCCAAAGCTAGTGAAACTGGCTATGACCCATTAGTTCAGGAAGCTTTAAATTTAAGACGAGCAAGTTTATCGGGAATGAGTCCAGAAGCTATGCTTGCAGCTCGTGAGCAGGGACAAGCTGGAATTAATAGAAGTTTAAGCTCAGGTATTAGAACACTTGGAAATGCAGTCGGTGGGCCTCGTGGTAATGCTTTTGGTATTCAGGCACTACCAATCCTAGCTCAAGCTGCTCAATCTCAAGCAGGGCTAGAACGTGGTCTTACAATGGACAATGAAAATCTCAAACAAAAGAATTTGGATAGTTTTACAAGTGAAGCTGGAAGGGCTGCTGAATTTAATATTACAAGTAGAAGAAATCAATATAATGATTATGTGAATTTCTCTACTGGATTAAGAAGCGATTTGTATAGTCGTCACTTAGATAATCTCAATAGAATTGCTATGGAAAAATCCGGTATGCAATCTTCTATTTTTGGTGGTGGAGCATTTAAATCTGAGCAATTAGGTAGAGAAGCTGCCGATAAGTTGGCTCAAGAGAATTTAGATTTTCAAAAGAGTATGTGGAAGAGTGGTAATTCTGGTAAGAGTTCTGGAAGCACTGGTGGTGGAAGTAGTTCTGGAGCTGATAATAGCGATAGTTTCGGGTGATATATGGGAATATTTGAACAAACTGAAGAAGAAGCTAGGAAGCAAAAAGAAGCTGCTGATGCTTTAAAATATAACCTTCCGCAATACAACAATAGTCCCACTGTGGGACAGGCTCCTACCTCATCTCAAAATCCACTTGGCACACTTAGTGCGGGGTATAATTTATATAATTTAGGTGATTCTGTATTGGGTGGTTCTCCTGCTGCTGCGGAAGCTTTGCCGAGTGCTAGCTTTGGTGGTTTCTCGGTGCCTTCTGCTGTTTCTGGAAATGAAATGGCTGCTCTTCCTTTAGAAGAAGGTTCCATGCTTGGTTCCTTAGCTCCTTTTGCTGTAGCTGGAATTGGTGCTTATACTGCCGGCAAAAGTGTTGATGCTTATAATAAAGCTAAAGGAAAAGGTGCTTGGGGTGGTTTTAAAGAAGGATTAAAGTCTGCTGGACCTTTAGCTGCAGTTCCAGTTTTAGGACAAGCTCCAGCCCTTGCAGGACTTATTTCGGGTGCTTTTCATACAGGTAAGGATAAAAACCAATTAGAAAGGGACCAAACAAGAAGTGTTCTTGAAAATGCTGGTTTTACCAAAGACTACCAAATGAAGCTTAATAAAACAGGGTATAATTTAGATTTAGGAAAAGATGGTGGTTTTAAATATACTAATGAAGCAGGGCAGGATAGAAATGCTTACGACATTGATTGGAGTGACCCATTAGCAGAACAATCAGTTGGCTGGCTACAACCTTTAATGCACGTAGTAGCTGAAGGGGACGATAACAAGGCTGCTTGGCTCACAGGACAGATTTTTAATGAAATAAAGAAAAATGGTGCGACCGATATTAATCAAGTCAGAGATGCAGTCTTAGACATATATCATAATTTAAACATGAAGCCCTCGTTAATGATTAATGCGGTCTCCCATCTTAATGTTCCTCAAGAAAAAAAAGATGCTTTTATTGCTGCTATCGAGTCACTTCGTCCTGGTGGAAAAGTTCAGGTTCAGCCCGGAGCTAAAAAACCAGAAATTACCACAGCTTCAGCTACTCCACCTCCGGTAAAAACAGAAACAAAAGGAAATACTCTTGCATCTAAACCAAGAGATAATTTATCTGTTCAAGCTTTGGGTGTTCCAAAAACGGAAAGCAAAAAACCTTCAAGAATTTCTTTTCTAAGGGCAGGTTAATATGGGATTAAACGAAACTCTTGCTTCTATCGGTGGAATGGATGACCAAACTTTAAAAAATTCTTATTATGATTTTTTAGGAAAAGGTTTAAGTCCAGATAGTTATAATTACCAAGTTGATGATACCTCAGCACTTGTTCGTGGAATACTTCCAACTCTTGCTACTGCTTTTTTAACAAAAGGAAAAGCTCTTGCTTATGCCGGAGAACCACTAGCAAATACCTTAAAAGGCTTAGAAGCTGATGCCAAAGAAAAAGCTAAGTTTGCTGCAGAAAGTAATTTGACTTCTGCTAAATTAATCGGTGATGAAGTTCAATCAAGAGAAAAAATAAAAGCTGATAGGTTTGCTTTGTCAGAAAAATTGCAACAACAAGAACTTGACCGTCAATCCAGAGAAGATATTGCTGCCGAAAATAGAGCATCAAGAGAAGATATTTCCAGAGAAGGTATGGCTCTTAGAAGAGATATGGGTTCGATGATGGCTGGTAGTCGTAATGAAAGACAAAACGACTTAAACGATTCAAGAGCAGTAAGTGAAGAAGATAGGGTAATTGATGATTTTAGAAAAGACTCTACTGATTATGTTAAAGCAAAAAAGAATGTTAATTCTTTAATGAGTTTATCCGAAGAAGCTTTAAAAAATCCCGATGAAGCTCAAGCCACTCAATCAACTATTGCTGGACTTGCTGTGCAAATTGCTCAAGGTTCTGGAAGAGTATCAGATAAAGATATTGCATTGTATAAAAACGATTCTGCTTATTCCAATATTGCTAAATTAAAAAATTGGGTTAATGGTGGAGCACAAGGAACAATGCCGGAAGCTTCAGTTAGCTCAATTAAAAAAATGGCTTCCATTTTAAACAATAAATTAATGGAAGATTATAAAGGTAGGGTTGAGCAAACTTATCTTGATAGAGCAGGAACTCTTCGTTTTGGAAATCCAGATAATGTTAAAAAGTTTATTAGTTCTTCTTCTCCTTTCAAAAATGAAATGACTCAAGAAGAAAAAATGAACAAACTCGGAGAACTTTTGCAACAAAAGAAAGAACTAGAATCACAACAAGGAATTAAATAATGCCTCCAGAATTAAGCTTAGATGAAATAAATTCTCAGATTGAAGCTTTAAGTGCTGACCTTGGACTTAATTCATCTGATACTCCTGAAATTTCCAAAGATGAATATTTACCAACTGGTGTTAGGCTTCCTCTAAATACCCTAATGGAGAATCGTCCTGGTGGTCAGGAAGATTATTTAACCAAACTTGGTTATGAAGTTACCAGAGATACTGATGGACAAATAGCTGCTCGGCCAAAAGGAACCAATGAAGCTTTTAAAAGAATAGAACCTGAAGGTTGGGCAGGTGGGGCGATGTTTGGAAAAGGTGGAAGTATTCTTGGTGGTTTAAAAGAACTCGGACTTGATACGGTAGAAGGAGCTAATAATGTTTTATCTACAATTCCAAATGCTCTTGCAAATATTTCTCCAGCAAAAACTCCATTTAAAGCTTTAGGTATTGATACCGCCCTTGGTGCTGCAGGGGGTGCGTTTACTGAGAATCTAACTGATATGGGAGCTTCCATGCTTGGTGTATCTCCAGCTCGATCTACCGGAGATATTCCTCCAGCTCAAAGAGGTATCGCACTTGGTGCTATGCAAGGAGCAATGAATACTGCCGGAAATGTTGTAGCTGAAGCTGGTGCTGGTGCGTGGACAATGGCTAGAAACTCCAGACTTGGAAGGTGGTTATTTGGAACTGTTGAAACTGCAGACCAAAAAGGAACCAGAATGATTGCTGATTCCCTAGCTATTCCGAATAAAGAATTATCCGGTGGAACATTTATTGATAACATGACCGGAGAACCAGTTGAAGGAGCTGTTGCTGATTTAACTAAGGTTGGACTCGATTCTCCTGCAGAGCACGTTATTGATTCCATGAAAAATGATTATGGTTTTTTTGATGAAGTTAGAACTTTATCGAAACAAACTGGAGAGTCTTACGATATTGCTGCAGATAAAATTCTACAAAATGAATTAAATGCTACTGGAGAAGGAATTGGAAAAGCAGTTAAGAAGATTGCTGAAGACCCACAAACTTCTGTTCCCTATTCTGAATGGGCAGCTCAACTTGATGCTGTAAAAGATGAAACAAAAACTACTCTTGGTGGTGCTTATTCAAATAATCCAGAGATTAATTTAACAAGTTTTGCTTCTACTGTAGATAGAGTTGTTGAGACACAAAAAGAAAATATCAAAGGTGCTGCTTCTCAGATAATTATTGACGAAAGGGCAAATATCGAAACACAATTAGCAAAAGAATCTAAAGACTTGAATTCTTTGTATTCTCAAATTAAACCTCTTGAAACAAAATCCGGACTTGGTAAAAAACTAACTCCTACTCAACAAGCAAAATATGCAGAGTTAAAAAGTTTAGCTACTACAAAACAAGAAGCTGTAGATGCTCTAGCTAAACAACATGCCGATTATGGCATTATGTTAAAAGACCCTCCGATAAATTTCCAAATGCAATTTGATGCTAAGAAGGGAATTGGAACTACAGCTTTTGGACACAAACGAGATGGTGCTTATACTCCATCAGGGGTAGCTCTTAAAAATATTTCTGGAGCATTATCGAGATACATAACTGAGGTAGCTCAAAAAGGTAAAGACCCGGAGCTTGCTGGACTATTTCAGGCTCAACTTAAAAAGTATTCCACATTCTCCGATATGGCTGAATATGCTGCTGCATTTTTAGGAAAAGCCAAAAAGGAAGCCCCCTACGAAGGACTAGTTAATAGTATTCGAGGTGGAAGTTCTGTGAGACCATCAGGATTAACTATATTTGGTGTTTTAAGTGGTGGTCCGAAAACCTCTAAATCTGTTTTTGAAGAAGGAGTGAACAATCTTTCTACTCCTGACCCCGGAAGAATTAAGCAAGGAATTGATACTGCTCTAGCCTTTACTGATAAAATGATGAGCACCGTTAAGCCTAATTTGCTCATTGGTCAGCAAGTAGCAAGAAGTATTAAAGATAGTAACTACATGAAAACTCTTTCTAATCAAATAATGCTTTCGGTTTTTAGTGATTCTGGAGTAATTCAGCCCGGACAAACTCAATCTGGAGTGGATTTAGATACCTTACCACCAAATATCGTAGCTCAAGCTCAACAAGAAACTCAACAAATTATCGGTCCTTTACAAGCTGCTATGAAATTCGGAGATGATAATGATGTCGGTATGGCATTATCTACCGTAGCCAAGCAATTTCCTGACTTGTTCCCCAAACCTGTCACTGGTATAAATGGGGAAGTTAGTGTGGGAGGTAAAATCAAATTGTTTGACCCAATGGATAGAGCCAAATACACTGACCAAATATTGCAGGATAGTAAAATGTCTTGGCAAGAAAAAGCAGATATTATTTCCGAATTAAACAATTCCTTTGAGGTGAAAAACCCTAAAGGAAAAAAATAGGAGGGCTTATGAGAATAGCAGTAATAATCTTGTTGTTGAGCTTTAATTCCTGCACTTTAAAATATGCAGGAAAAATTGATACTAAACTCCTAGAAGGAACATTTGACCCATTTGGTATGCTTCCTGCCCCAGAGAAAGAAAAAGTAACTGAAACAACTGTTGTAAAAACGGAGGTGTCGAAATGAAAATAAGAATTTTTTTATTATCACTTATTGGTTTAACTATAAATATAGCTTGTGGGTATAGTGCTGACAAAACAGTGAATGAAAATAATGGTTCTTTTAATCAGGACTCCCATGACCAGGGGGTAACAACTTGTGAAGCTTCCGTAGTTCCTGTTTACCCGGACAATGCAGAAGATAACACAAAATGTAAGGTTGTTTATACTTCATTTAATGGGGCTGTTTGTTCTACTTTGGTTTTTGACAACATTGACCAATGTAATGAAACCGCAGACAATACTCCAGAAATTCAAGTTGAAGAACCTACAACTCCACCTTCTACTATTAGCAGTTCTTTTAAAACAAAAGGATAATTTATGAATTTTAACTGGTATAATCCCCTAAGTTGGTTTGTTAAACCTATCAATTTAATTATTGATAAAGTATTGGTTCCCGTTCTTGATTTTGCTTTAGACAAAAAAAAGAACGGGGGTTGGGTAGCTGCAACTGGTGTTATTGGACTAGTTGTTACTTGGCTTTCAACTCAATGTGTTGGGTGGGGTTATGATGCTGCTATTTGCGAAGCATCTAATCATGTAGCTGATGTAATTAATAAAGCTCTAAAAGAAGCTCACGTTAATTTATTTGATGTAAGTGCCGGAACCATTATTTATGGTGTGCTTGATAAAATCAAGAAGAGAACGGAAGCTAAAACTGAGCAAAAGATTTATAATGTAATTAATGGGCTTCCTCCGGCAAAAGAATGAGTTCTGCTGATGAAGGAAGGGAGGATTTAAGGGAACAGATTAAGACTGTCTATCTTGTTCCTTTAACCTCGTTTGTGAAGCCCATAGCTAAATTTACGGTAAACATGATAAAATATTTTTACAAACTTATTACAAAGAGGACGAAATGAAACGAATTTTTACAAGTTTATTACTTTTATTACTTTTTTTCACAAACGTAGAAGCTCAAACCTTAAGAAATTGCTTCACGCTTGATGAGAAAACTGACAGAACAACCACTTCTACCGGGTCCGTAATAGAAGCTCCTTTTGGAAGAATCAAATCTTTTTCAATAGTAGCTACTGCTGATGCTGATTCCGGAACTAATCCAACGCTTGATATAAAAATTCAAAGCTGTAGAACTTCAAGTTCTTCTTCTTGTAGGGATTTTTATACCTTTGACCAATGCACCACTGGTTCTTGCTGGACCACTGGAGATAGAAGAGTTGATGTTAATCGGGATACTATAAATTGGTTTAAATATTTTAGGTCAGTTTCTACTATTGGTGGAACCTTGCCAGTTTATGATTTGGTAGTTGAAATTTGCTATGAATCGGCTCCGTAATGTTAAAAAAACTTTTCTTATTTTTTCTTTTAGTAAGTCAAGCTCAAGCTCTACCGAGTGTTCCCGGAGCTGTTGGTTTTGGAACAACCTCTGCTCATGCTTTTGCTGAAGGTCGTGGAACTGCTGCTCCAACAATTTATAAAATAACTTCTTTAAGTAATACTGGAGCTGGAACATTAAGAGAGTGTGCCGAAGCTTCCGGAGCAAGAGTATGCGTATTTGAAACATCAGGGCTTATTGCTTTAACTGCCGATATTACAATTACAAATCCTTATATTTGGATAGCCGGGCAAACTGCTCCTTATCCCGGAATATTTGTCAAAGGTGGAACTATTTCTATTGAAGATAGTAATGTTTTAATTCAACATTTAAATTTAATGCCGGGGGATTCCACAAGTGGTGACAACCCTGATTCTAGGGATTGCATTAATGCAGTAGCTCCTACTTCAAGCACAACTGAAAATGTAATTTTTGACCACATTACCTGTCAATATTCTGTAGATGGCTGCTTTGATACTTTTGAAAATTCTGGTGGAACATTACAAAATGTTAGTTTTTTAAATTCAATTTGTGCAAATGCTTTATATGATTCAATTCATACAAGCGGCACTCACTCCAATCTTACTCTAATGGGTTCTAACACTGGTAATATTTCTTGGATTCAAAGTATTGGAGCAAACGCAAGGGATAGAAATGGTCCAAGATTTAATCCGGGCTCTCAGGTAGAGATTATTAATTCTGTATTTTATGATTGGGGTCCTGGAGTATCTAATATTGCAAATCTTGATGATAGCTCTGCTGTCGGAACTGCAATTAAAATTAATGCGATTGGGAATTATTGGAAAGCAGGACCTTTGAGTTCTGCTACAGCTCCACTTTATGCAACTGCTACTGCTGGACACATTGGAGCGAATACTAGATTGTATGTAAGTCATAATATTGCCCCAACCAGAACAAGTGATACTGGAACAGAATGGGATGTTGTAGGAGCAAATATTTCTGCTGGCACTTATCAAGTGTTAAGTGAATCATTTACCGGAAGCGGAGCTGAAGCTACAGCAATGACTCCAACTGCTGCTTATGATTATGTTTTGAAGAACGCTGGAAGTAGACCTGCAGAAAGAGACGCTCAGACTACAAAGATAATTAATCAAATTAGGCAAAATAACGGAGCAATTATTAACTGCGTAGGCCCTGCTACAAAAACTGCTGATACCTCAGATTGTATTAATTCTAATGGTGGTGGATTTCCTACGATAGCTGTCAACACAAGAAGTTTTACTGCCGTTTCTTTACCTAATGCAGTATCGGGCAATGGTTATACTAATTTGGAAAATCAGATTTATAACGATTATGGAAGAATCGTGGAAGACACGAATCAAACAGGTGCTTCGATTGCCAAAAGATATGCTGCGAGGAAATTATGAAAAAACTCTTACTTTCTTTATTGACCTTTCTGTTCCTCCTGATACCTCATCAAGTTTTCGGAGCACCGATAAATATAATTGGCTTTGAACAAGGATCTACACACGAATCAAACGCTACGGCAGGAACAACATCTGTTCAATCGTCAATAAAACGAACTGGGACTTATGCATTATTGGTAAATCCAACTACCACAGGAACAGGATATAACCAATTTTTAACATTCGGAGCAAGTGGCGTAGCTTCTCATCCCAACGTAGCTACGATGTATTCGAGATTTGGATTTAATTATACAACAAAGGCAGCATCGGGGGCAGAAGAGATATTTGTTCAAAGAGATACTAGTAACGCAGCAGATAAATTATCAGTCAGGCTTAACAGCTCTGGTAATTTGGCAGTTTATGATAGCGCAGCTTCCTTAGTTGCAACTGGTTCAACGGTTCTCTCAAGTTCCACATGGTATTATATCGAGGTTAAAGCAGGGAATGGAACGGCAGCAGCGTACGAAGTAAAGATTAACGGAGTTAGTGAACTTTCTGGAACAGCAAATCAGGGAGCTACGAATTGCGGTGGGATAAGAGTAGGGAAGGTTACGGATAGAAGTAATCAGAGCGTTACCTACTATTATGACGATATTCAAATGAACGATGCAGCCTATCCTGGCGATGGAAACATTCTAGTTATGAAACCAAAAGCAAATGGCTCTGTTCATGAATGTATTAATGGAACAAATTCTTCTAATTATTTAGAAGTCGACGAAGTGCCAGCAGATGATGGGACTACCTATATTACGTGTCAAATAGGGGTCGGTGCTGTTCAGTCTCTTTTTGATATGGAAGAAACTGTAACCGTTGGAATTAGTGGAACAATTAATGCAGCTAAGGGTTGGCATAGAGTAAGAGAAAGTGCTGGTGGCCATTCTAATAGCATTCTTAGACTAAAATCGGGAGCTACTACACTAGATTCTGGTGGCAGAGACCTAACGGCAAGCTTCTCTTCTTTGGGTAAAATTTATGCTACCGATCCCAATACGTCAGCAGCTTGGACTACTTCTGGATTAGATAGCGCAGAACTCGGAGTAACTGAAGATAGTGATGATATTGATGTAACACAAGTTCTAATGTTTGTTGATTTCGCCACCACAACAACTACAACAACTACAACAACTACAACAACAGTCGTCGGTCAATTCGGCGCATTAATGGGAGACTCGCTACAATGAAAACTTTATCAAAAATATTTAGTTTAGTTTTATTTCTTTGCTTGGCCACAATAGTCCAGGCGCAGGTTGAGGTTAGAAGGGAAAAGAACTTATCAACTAGAATAGTGTTCCCAATAAGGAATGTCTCTACTGGGGCATTAATTACTGGAGCTACTGCGTTAGATTGCGAGACTAGTTCCTTTGCCGATTCTAGCAATCCTACTAGTTTTGCCGACGTAACAAATGCCGAAGCTGAAATTGGCACAACTGGCATGTATTATTTTAATGCTACCGCCGCTGAGATGAACTTTGATATGGTTATCTTCAAATGCACTAGCTCAAGCACTAACGCTGCAACAACTTTAATGTTGGTGAATACTCTTCATGGAACAATTATTACAGACAGTTCTGGCGGCCTAGGTTCTGCTGCCGAGGCTGATGTTTTAGCTCAAGCTAATACTGCTTTAGATACTGCCGTTCCTTCAAGTCCTACAGCAAATTCTATTAATGCTCGTATTAAGACTTTAACTGATGCTCGAGGCACTGCTCAATCAGCAACTTCTACAACCCTTGTATTGGCTGCTAGTGAAGCTTTTGGAGATAATGAGCTTAGGAATAATAGCTCTGTAGTTATCGTTTCTGCGACAACTGGAGCCCTTCAAACAAGATGTATTTTAAGCAATGTCGGCTCTACCGATACTGTGACCGTAGCTGCTTGGGATACTACTCCAACTGGAACAATTACCTATGACTTAATTAGCACTCCAAACTGTCAAGGTAACGTAACTCAGTGGAACGGAACTGCCGTAGCAACCCCTGATACTGCTGGTTATGTGAAGGCTACTATCAAAGATGGAACTGGAACTGGAGAAATTGATACAAGTTCTGGAACTGTAATAGCTGGAACAGTTAGCGATAAAACAGGATATAGATTATCAGCAACCGGAGTTGATGATGTTTGGGATGAAGCACAATCTGGACATACTACTGCTGGAACTTTTGGTAAGTATTTAGATGCCCAAGTTTCAACTGCTGGTGGCGGTGGTGGCGGTGATGGCGGTGATGCTTTCAGGGAATGGTAAAGATTTAAAAAAAAGGGAAGGAGAGTGTTTTTCAAGTAGGTTATGCAAGCAAGCCTAATCTATCCTAGGAATGACACTCTCCCCCTAGCCATAAAAGGTAGCAAACCAGTCTAGTATCTAAGTTCACTATCTTAATGCTAATTATCATCATTTTATTAACTTTCGTCAATAACCGTTATCATGCAGCAGCTTTTTCTGGTTTTTGAACAAAAGTAGCTAGTTTTAAAAACGGCCTTCCTTTAGCTATGTTTTTGGAGAAGTAGGAACCTGCACTTGGAGCGTCCACAAGAGCCTTAAAATCATCTTCTGATACATCATCATACAAATATGTGCTCCGGGTAGAAAATGATGCTAGAAGCATATTACGTTCCTTATTCCACACAATAAAAGCTAGATTTGAACTATCAGGAACAAACTTAACTCCTTCAGTAACAAAATCCTCAACTGTATATTTATCATTAAATGTTTCCTTTAATTTTTCGTTCATTTTGCATCTCCTATGTATTTTCTGGTGATATTAAAAGCCTTAGTTGCATCATCTACAACTAAGTAACCGTAGCCTTGCTTAACAACCATCTTCTCAAATACTTTCTGAGAAAATCGCTGCTCTTCTCCGGGACGTTTAAACTCCAAATACAAACCATGAAGTCCTTTTCTTGCCACAGATATAAAAACATCTGCTACTCCCGACATTAGTCCTTCTTTGACAAGTTTTTTACGTTCCGGGGAAATTTCAATTCTTTTACCACTTTTATCGAGTGCTTTTTTATGAGCAACTTTAGCACCATTAGGGTTAGAAAATATTGGTAATTCCGGGTAATGAAATCTCACATACTCAAAGTAAGCACACTGAATATCTGTTTCGTAAGGTTTCCATTCATTAATGGATTGTGGGCTTGATTCCCGGAGTTTCTTCTTCTTTATTACCATCTGCTAATTGACCTCCTTCAATAAAAGGTATTTTGGCAATTCTTTTCATTTCTTCTAAAGTTCTAACTGCAATATCTACAATGTAGGGATGCTCTACCATTACAAAATTTCCAAGATAATTAGTTACTCCACATCTAAATTCTGTAGCTTTGTATTTAAAAGCGTTCATGTAAATATTAGCGTTAAATTTTTTGTGCATGAACTCACAAGCAATAACAAAATCTAGCGGTGGGTAAGTAAGCATCTTAGGAACAAAGCCCATTTTGGTAATCACATCATTAATAAAAAGCTGCATAAAATCTCTCTCTTCTTCCCACAGCTCAATCTCGTGAAGAAATGGGCAACGAGTATTGATTTCTTCAATTAAAAAACTTGTTTTTCTTAACATAAATCACTTTATTGAGATTTTAGTTTTTCCCTCAAAGCATCCTTCCTTCTCAGCATTAGTAATGTGGGGAAAGTAAGTTAGAACTGCTGGTTGAATTTGCCCCAAAGGAGATTGAGTCAAAACTCCAGTAACCGATGGTGGTCCCTTAATACATTCTCCAGCTTTATTTGGAATTCCTTTTGATACTTCAAAAAATTCACAGTCTTTACAATTTACTTTTGGCATCTTCTTCCTCCTTAAGTTTATTAGCTTCAATCATTTCATCAATTCTTTGACTAAGAGCAAAATTCTCCATCTTTAAACACTTCCCACAGATAGAGAATTCCTTCATACCATCTTTGTCAAAAATCTTTCTTATATGATTAACGGAACGAGCAAGCCAAGTGCTACAATAATAACATTTTACTAAATTATTTGCAGAGCCGATTTTATTCATAATTTACTCCCGGATACATATTTCTTTTCTTGCACCAGCTTTTATAAACTTCAACATTTCCTTCGGCTCTAATCCACTCCGATAATTGTTCTCTCCATAAATCACCGTCAAAAATTTCATCTTCCAGCCAAGGAAATTTCTTTAAGGACTTATTTAATAATTCATAATTAATTTCACTCATTTCTTTTCCTCCGGTTCAAAATCAAGTGGTTCATCAAAAGTTTTTCCAGCAAAATCAAAATCAGTAGGAGTTACTTCCCCCTTAGATGCTCTTTTTTCCAAAAGCTCCATTATGGGAGTTTTTACGTTATAAATATTTGCCAACATTTTTTTATCTCCGTAAAGCCATTTAAGTTGAAAAGTAATTATATTAATATTTTTAGTATAAAAAACTTTTGCTATTTGGCAGCACTCAGCAAGTATCCCTTTGTCCTCATCAATAAGCCGAGACAAAATCCTGTGCTTTACTGCTTGAGAGATGAGCCACTTCCTGTATTTAATTAAAATCCATTCAATCATTTGTCACCCTGCAAGGAATTAGCTGTAAGTGTAGTCCTATTGCGTCTGCTACTGCCAAGATTTGCTTTGAGTGCTTTTCGCAAATTCCAGCCGCATCCTTCCCCGGCCAAGTATAAATAAAATCAGAAGGTTTATCGCAATTCACTTGATTACAAACTTTAATATCTTTTTCACTCATTTCTCTACCTTTAATTTTTTACCGTCCAAACCACATTTGCCTAAATACAAAACTCGTTCTCCTTTTTTCTTAGCTTCTGCCATTTCAGCAATAAGCCTTTTAGTTTCTCCGAACTTTCTGGACTTAAATTTATATTCTACTTTCATGGAATAATTACCTCATAAATTTTTAGTCCTTTTTCTTCAGCACACTTTGATTCCTTAATTCTTTTTTCTGCTATATTAAAATAGGTTTCATTAAGTTCTATGCCAATAAAATTCCGATTAAGATTTCTACAAGCAATACCAGTTGTTCCACTCCCCATGCAGTTGTCCAACACAGTATCATCTTCATTAGTATATGTTTTTATAAGATATTCCATAAGAGATACTGGCTTAACTGTGGGATGCAATTTATTAGTTTCGGTATTGAATTTTTGCCAACTTGAAGGGACTCTAAGTTCTCCTTGTTCTGTTCCCTCTTTTCCTTTAAACTCTCGATAGTTTTCAGATTTACTTCTTTGATTTAACTTATATTTAATTCTATCCCCTCCAGTTCCAGTTCGCTCTTGCATTTGTTTGTTATAAATCCATTTGCCCCTTGAAAAAATTTGAATTGTTTCATGTTCCTTAAATGGTTCTCTAACGGTATTGGCGAAATTTCCCCCTCTATTTTTTATCCATATCCACTCATGTCTCCATATAGATATATTAGAACAAACTAATTTTGATGTGAATGGTTGGCAACTTGTAAAAGCAAAAACTGCATTATCTTTGCCAAGCCGTAGATAATGTTTCCATAAAGCCTCTAATGAAATCTCACTGTCCCATTTATTTGAAGTAATACCATAAGGCAAATCTACTAAAACCATTTGAATAGATTCATTAGGGATTCTGTTCATTTCTTCTAAGCAGTCCCCTAGTATTAATTTAATTTTACTCATCTACGTCTTTCGTCCCAAATTTTTCTTTTTTCTATCCACTTCGTCAGCTTTTCCAGCACTTCATCCGATTTCATTTTGATTCCTTTTTCCTAAAATATATTGCAATGCGTGGAAGATGGTAAGTTCTGTTGCCGATAAAAACTCTTTTAACAACTATGAAGTTTTCGGGGTCTGGATTGGGCATAACGTATTTGTGATAAACTATAAACAAACCACCTGGTTTTAGACATTTAATTGCTTCCTTACTCCACTTAGAATAATTTAACTTAGGCGTCCCATAAATATCCCTAGCTTCCTCAGTAGAATAAGGAGGGTCTGCTAAAATAATGTCATATTTTATTTTTACGTGCTTAGATAATTCGTGGACATCGCACAATATGTTAGGATTTACTTCTTCTTTAATATCAACCCTAGTTCCATATTTATTCATCCCACAGAAAAGATTTAGTATTGAAGGGTTTTTAATATCTAAAATATCCTTTGCTAAATCTATTAACCATTCCTCACAATATAGTGGCATACCGCCTTTATAGCGATCCTTTTTAGGCCGAGGCAAAAACCAAGCAATATTTTTTTGCTGAGTGGCTGACTTATAACCAATTATTTTCTCCTTCATTTTGATTCCT